ATAGTATCTACATCAGTAAATACTTGTTCTGTCAGATCCATGTTCCAGTTGATAGGTTGCAAGTTCTGTTGAATCTTATTCCACTTATGAAATAGGTATGCATCTTTCAAACAATATTCTGCTTTCTTCAAGTCACCCTTTAGATAATTGCTAGCAAAGTTTTCATATCTACGATTCCAATCTTGCCTCGCTGAATTTTCTGAAGATTCCAAAGAAATATCTAGACCGAATCCTTGTGCAGTAGAACAAGCATCCCATAAGTTAGGATATACTTTCATAGCATCTACTACAAGTCCTGATGCGAAAATCGCCGCAGGTCCATACTGTTTAATCATCTGCTTTTCATCGATGACTGCAGTGTTTGGTGCTTGATTATAGTCTTTATCACCCATTGCCGATAAGAAAGAAATACCCGAAAATGAATACCGATTCTCAAATACATACTTCTCTACTTCATCCCAATCATCCACAATGATAGTGTTAGATACATTATGACGAATACCTTCGTCTGCACAAAGTTCTTCGTTCGTTCCAGCAACAACCCAATGTTTTTGCGCCTTTGCCACAAGTTCAAGGTGTTTTACACCAAACAGCTCTTCTTTATACATCGATCCTTTATTTGGAATGATAGGAAATGAAATCACAACATCGGTACCATTTGCAGACCATACTGATTCTTCAATCATATATGGATTTGACCTAATGATAGCTTGAGTAATTTCAGATTCTTTGTTCATCTGGATATTACGGATGTACATAGGGCTATGCTCGGCGTGTATACCGGAAGCAGTTTGAAGTAATACGGAAGCATTGCCACTGGGCTTAACACAAGTAGTCCGAGCAGCAGCATTGATGCCAATGATCTCAGCAACTCGTTTGTTTGTTTCTTTAACAATCTTTGCCCCTTTCTCTAAAATTTTTTCATTGAAAAGAACATCTGGATTATTCATCCATCCTGTAATTGAAACTCCAAGCAATGCTTCACGATCAAAGATTTTCTTTGATACACCTGAAATAAACTTAAAGTCTGTATAGCCGGCTTGTAAGGTACCGAGGATAGACGCTGCGCGGCATGCCTTAATAAAGTCTTCCTCGGTATTGCACATGCCACCATTGATCTCAGTAAGGTTGCAACCCTGCCAACCTGACTCTCCTTCATACTGAGGGAACATACCAATCTCCACACATGGATTTGTTGTATGTTCTTTTGAGGTGGTAAAATAGAATCCTGGTTCTCCAAATGATTTAACTGATTCCATAATTTTTGCAAACTGATCAGGCGTTGCTTCATCACGAACAATCACTGCAGAGTTATTCGATCTACCTCTTTGTGGATTGTCCATAAACCAGTTGCCTGTTTTTGCGGTCATCATCTCTTCATCTTCTGGTGAGAAAAGACATATGGTAGCTGAACGGCGTACACCGCCGGACAGGACTGCATCAGCTGCATGCATACAGATATCATATACATGAATTGGACGTAATGAAATTGGATCTTTCGAATCAATCACGTGATTTTGTAGAATCAATTCAATTTTATCCAATGATTTACGTAAACCTTCAGGTCCTGGAGCTTTAAAGCCACCGGATATTTTAGCACCTGTTGGTCTAATATTTGTCAGGTCAAAGAAAACTCTACGACCTTCAAACTCAGGATACTTACCACCACCAACAAAATAAGAAGCAAGCAAAACATCAAGAGCTGATGCCCAACCTTCGATAGAATCTTCGACAACATAGCCTTTTGCTTGTTTTGTTCTTTGTTGTACCTGTGGAAGTTTTGATACGTGGTGTTCTTGTACAGAGAAACCTGCACCCGCACCACACAAGAGAATATAGAAATATTCTCCAAAAAATTCTGGACGATCTGCATAAGATGATGTACAGTTATACATACGCATCTGATGCTTCATTAATTGTTCACCACCAAATTGTAGTGCACGCTGAGCTCCAAGTACACGCTGTTCTTTATACGCCGTACGAGCTTCTTCGATATAATCACGCAACTCATCAATGCTGTCAACATAATTTTCTTCATGCATTTCCATGACTCGGTCAACAGCTTCTGCCCATGACTCATAGCCACCATTACCGTATTCTTTAAAACGCGAATAGCCTTCATAAAACTTTGTCTGCGACAAAAACTCTCGCGTGTCTACATTCGGTGTAGCCATATAATTTACCTCGATATAAGATTGTTTGTTTGTTTTTCTGGTAGTATTATATATCATTGTGCGGTTTTTGTAAACCGCTCATGAGCTGAATTCTATAGAAAATATTTTTATTTTATTTGAAATATACTTTACACATTTCTAACATGTCATGATAACGAGCAATTTCTTCCATTTCTTTTTCAATTGCTTCCATAATATCTGGATGTTCACCTACACCTACAGGGTGTGATAGGTATACTTCAACATTCATTACATGTTTATCAATGTGTCCTCTAGCATGTGATTCAAATGCCGACAGAATATCATCTCTCAAGTCTTTCATTATTTTCTACCTCTTGCTTTATCAATTGCTCTTGAACCAAACCAAAATGAAATGATTGCAGCAAAGATTGCTTTTGTGTCTTCATCCCATAATAATTGAATTGCCTCAGAAAATTCTGTTCCTTTTTCAAGTGCTTCCATTAAAAGGGTAATTTCAATAGTAGCAAATAATCCAAAGAATGCATAAGTGATAACGGGTCTAACTGACCTTTGAAGACCACTGATAAATCCAGATCCTTGGTTAATTGAAATATCATGTTGTATCAACCTATCGTGTTCTTTATCGGCACCCATTTGTTCATAAATTTTTAATTCATGGTCATAACCTTGGGCACGTAATTCAGCCATGACTTTCATTTTTTCAATTTCATGTTTACGATCGGCTTTATCTTTAAACGCATCAGTAACTGCAGGAACTGCAGAAGAAGCAAAGCCGATAAGTGATCCTAATATTGATAACATTATCTTATCTCATTATCTTCTATATATTTACGAAATCTTTTGAGTAAGATTGGTAATTGATTTTTCTTACGCCGTTTATCATGCATATGTTGTGTTTTAATACGTGGACCCATAGCAGTTGCTTTTGGATCTGGTATAGCACCTGTGTTCATAGTTGGCATATCTTCTTTCATAGCCCTTTGACCTTTCTTACGTGGTATTCTTTTATCAGTCATACTGACTTAAATCCTGCTGGTTTAGTATAATTTAAATTTGCGCCAGTATATAATGTTGCGTCGATTATTGCACCACTACTTGATCCTGAGCACCAACCTAAGTAAAATGAACCATCAGGAAGCGCGGTAATTGTCGTTGTATCACCGGGATCTACGCCAGGAGTGCCATTAACCCATGTCCCATTTTGACCGTACCAAACCGCTCTTGTATCAGTATCATATGCAAACATGATATTTGTATCATTAGTTGCTGATAATGCTGTACCAGAATGTCCTTGTGATGATCCCAAATACCAAAACCCTATGTATTGTACTGTAGTTGTGCCTCTACCGTATCCAGATAATCCAAAGATATATCTTACTGATCCACCACTTGAATTAGGTCTAAGTTCAAAATATCTCTTACCGGTAGGTAACAATTCTGATATAGGGTTTGTAGTACCGAACATCATTGAACTGCCTGTGTTACCACCAATTGTAGCTACAAGCGCATTTGTTTGAGGAAAATTCCCACCAACACTTGCATTATCTACTGCATTGTATACTATATCACTTGCAAAGGCAAGACTAATTGTAGTTGAAGATGTGATTACATGAGTTCCATCAGTAGCTTTTGCTCTAAATGTAAAATCACCTTCATCGCTATCTACACTAGAACATCTTAATGTAAATGTTCCACCACTTTGACTAATACCATCTCCTCCAAAAGCAGCACTATCTAATTGTACTGGATTTTCTGGTATTGTTTGATATGAATATGTAACAGGGAATCCTTCGAAGTCAGCATTTGCAGCAACAGTAAATGTTATATCAGAACTATCAGATATATCTATTTGTCTTTGTTGACCATCAAAGATATATGTTGCTGATAATGCAGAATCCCAAGTTAAAGTCTCATTTGAGCCAGAATAAACTCTATCCCATTCTGCTCCATCCCAATTATAAAGAGCCTTTTTATCTGTAGTAAATGCTAAATCACCAGCAGTATTACCAGATGTTGGTAATAATCCAGCAGAATCGTATGAAGTAGCTCCACCGCCTCCACCACCTCCAGTACTTGCAACTGTTGATTGACCTAAAATAGATGCTAAGGTTCTAACTCTAGTCATTTATAAATCTCGTTTACTGTCACGTAAATCTTTTGATTTGTCTTGTTATGATAAGCCTCATATATTGAAATACCAAAGATATCACCAACAGGATAACAGTTAGGCATGATCCGCACCTGATCCTTTGCCCATACCATTTCTTCAAAATTTCGATTGATTATTTTATTTTCTCTGACTCTGTATATGCCTGGAGATATAGAGCCATCATCGAGTGTAAACCACTCATTTCTTTCAATGAGTAAATCTAATCGATCTACACCTGCTTTTTCGAGTATCTTTTCAATGCAAGTGTCATTTAGTTCATAACGTTCTTTAACAAGATACAAAGCAGAAGCAAAGGAACCGAGCCTAGAAGAACCACCAGGAATATTTGAAACAAGTCTTTTAATGTTGGCACATAACCGAATGAACGGTGTATACGCTGACTTTTTCTGGTCGGTGTCGAGTTTAACATTTCTGTTTCTCTTACCTTCTTCATTAATGATGCCAAGCTTATAAGCATCCCACTCTTTCCAATCAAGTACGAGCATTCGTATAAATCGAAATGTGTATGCTACATCTGCGGCACGTTTAACTAAGCCCATTATAGTTTCCTCAAAAAATCTACTACATGTTGGTCCATTTCAATCCCAGTATATTGATCATTTCGAATATAACTGAGATACACTAATATCGGTTTTATCACTGGCCAGTGTTTTTCATCTAAGCGTAATTCTAATATACTTAAAGACGCTTCAATACCAAACACATTAAAAATAATTATAATATGATTTAACAAAAGGCGATGAGGAAACTCACCAGTTTCAAGATATCGATTCACCAGTCTCTTGACATATTTGAATCTTTTTAAATCTTCAAAAAATTCTTCTTCGTCAGAGAACTGTGGATTATAATAATGCTTTGCAGCATACAATAATAAAGTACTATCAGTCAGATTTGTATCCATAACAAAACTATATATTTGTTATGAAATACCAGCTTCCTCAAGTTCAGTAATTAAACTTTCCTTGGTCTGCCGTCTGTCAAGTTCAATGCCGTGTTGGCGACCAAGAGCTTCAAGTTCAAACTTTGTCATCTCATCCATTGACTTATTATTTGTAGGAGCTTCAAACAAAGTTGTCACTACTGGCTCAGAAGGTGTTGTATCTACAC